TTTACTATAAGAAGTATGCATTACAATATGACATTCCAAAAGAACTATTTTCTGCATTATTATATAATGAAACAGAGTATGATGAAAGAAATCCAAGTGGATATAGTGCACGACAAAAAAGCGATATTGTTCCACCAGCAGTAGGTGCTGCTCAGGTTATTGCTAATCTGGCCGGTATACAAGTAAATCCACAGTATGAAAATAGGATAAATATTTTAGAACAAAGATTGTATACAGATATTAAATTTAACTTGGAAACCGCTGCTAAGTATATTGATTGGCTTCGTGATAATGGTGTAGATCCACGAGCAGGGATAAAATTTAATAAGCAGCCAGCACAAAAGATGTGGTTTAATATTCTTGCTGCATATAATGGAGGAATTGGTCATATGTATACTAAAGATGCTCAGGAATATGCAGCAAAAGCATTTCAAAGAGCTGGTTGGACGAGGTAACTAATGTCAATATTTAATAGTAAAATAAATTCAAATATACAATATGAATTAGAAAAGCGATCAAAATCAGTTGCTCGTGAATTAAATTATCAAGATCATTTATCTCGCATTCCATTCGCTATATTACAGTCTAATGCTATAAATGAAAACGGCACTGCTAGTGCTAAAAAATATGTATTAAAGGGATTTTATAGTCAAAATACAGAATTAATTAATTTGGGTGAATTGGGATTACGTCCAAAATCTGGAATAACATCAATTTCTATAAAAGATATGTCTATAAATGGTGCTATTCGCAGAGCTGTTATCAATTTTACAGTATTTGATATCAATGAAATGAAGCATTATCAAGGTCTGTATATGAATCCTGGAATATATTTATTTTTGCAATGGGGATATAATTTAGATCATATTAATTCAATAAGTATTTTTGAACGTGGGTATGACATAGATTCTCTTATGATGCCAATTAGCTATAATGAAACCACAATTTCAAAATTTAATAAATTGGTATATGATTACTCTGGAAGCTATGATTGCATGGTTGGTGTATGTTCTTCATTTACTTGGAAATTGACTAATTATGGAGCATTTGAATGCTCAACTACTATGATGTCCCCCAGTGCTTTTACATATGGATTTAGATTTAATGATCCAGATGCAATGCAAAATTTATTTTATAGTTGGGCTTTAGGTAAGTCAAGAGCTACTCCCGAATATCAAACTAACACTATTTATAAAAATTCTCAGAATTCAGCATATTCTCGCGATTCCACCTCAATAAATACATTTTTAGTAGTTGGTGACAGTCTTTCTTCTGAAAAAAATGAAAATAAAACATGGAAAAGTTGGCCAACGTTGTTATCGGAGCAATTAAATGCTACTTATGATAATTATGCTGCTGTAGGTGCTACCACTTCTCAAGTAAAAGAGCAGTTAAAGTCTGCTTTATCTGGAAATAAAAAATATGATGTTGTCTTTATATATGCTGGTGTTAATGATGTTGATAAAACTCGTGCAATGAGCGCAGCTGCAATTGACGCATCTATAAAAAATTTACAGGACATGATAAATTTATGTAATGAAAAAGGAACAGTCCCTTATATAATTATTGGTTACAATGCTACACCAACATTGATGCGAAGATCCGCATCAGTATATGGAGCATTTCTACAACCTAATTATTTAGCATTACAAAATGCTATGAAGCAACGATTGTCATTGACTAAAGGTAGAATAATCCCCGAAGCTACTCAGATTGAGGAGAGACACATGTCTTCTGACGGATTGCACGTTGGTGCTGGACTTGGTCCGGATTCTGCGCGACTATTATTAGTTAAACATATATTACAAAATTTATAAAATATTAATATTTATATAATATGGCAACGCAAACAACAGAACAACCAACAGCACAACAAGATCAGTCAATTGTTGAAGCATTTTCTACAGCTGAGAGTGCTAAAGATCTTCGGGAATATGCTACATCAGTTTTGATGGGAAGCATAACAGGTGCGACAACAAGCACGAATTCTAGTAAATCTACTACAGATAGTGAGTTTGTGAATGAAGAAAATTTTATGGGAGTTGGTGAATTATATCCTAAATTTATTAAAATAGAATCTAATGAAAGCCCATATATATCTCTTGGGCATTTATATACATTGATAAATGTATTATTTTTATATTCGGACAACCGTTCAGAATTTATTGAGAATATTAATAAATTGAAAAAAAGTAGAAATGGTCTCTATAAAAAGGAAGATTTTCTTAAAAAAAATAAACCGTATATAGATCTTGGCTTATATGCAATATTTAAAAATCATAAATTATTACGATCATTTGCACCTAAAAAAGTTTTAATTTTTAATTCTGATGCGGAATGTATGTGGGTTTTATTTAAGGATCCATCTGCACGACCGTCGGTTTCTGATGCAACTCCAGGAACTTCTAATTTTAATCCACCCGCTCAAGTTGCTCCAGATCCATATAGCGGAGTTTCTACTTTATATAGTGAGGTTAAGTCTATATATGTTAATACGGATGCATATATAGAAGCACCATCTGGATGGAAAGAATTGTCAAAGGATTATGTATATGGCAGTATATCACGGATATTTATAAATATTGATGTTGTAATAAAATTTCTTGAAACGTCAGATCTTTATTCATTTATTGATTCCATAAATGATACTATTAATACGAGTGTTTCTGATTATATCAAATTAATACGGGACGCCGATGATTTTGAACCAAGGGCTATAAAAATCTTGGATTCATCTATATTAGCGGCTAGAAAAGATTATATATTCAATGTTTATGATAAAAATACTAATATAAAAAATATAAGTTTACAGTCAAAATTACCAAAAGAGTTTCAATCTGTTGCATATGTTGCAAATACCTCAGCAAATCCAATGCAAAGAGATGCAAATCTAAAAGATGCCTTTGCTGCTATTTCTGGCGAATATGTGGATAGAGGTGGGAGTGATAATAACTATAATCCAAATTCCAAACGGGGATATGCCGATCCGATCAATGATAAAGAACTTAATACTGCAGTAGAAGCTGTATTATCAAGAAAATTGGATGATTTGACAGCATCTGGGTATGAAAAATTATTTATGCACGTTTTAAAGCATCATCAAGTTGATGTTAAAATTGCCTTGGGTGCGGTGGCTGGTGGAACTGGCGTAGTTAGAACATTTGTAATTTCGCCAGATACAAGATCTAAAGATGAAGTGATCGGATTTCCATTAAATGTGCAATTATCTTTTGACATTGATGGTATAGGTGGGATTTATTATGGAAACGTGTTTGGAATATCATACGGACCATCGTTTATTGTTAAAAATGTTCTGTTTCAAGCAACAAATATAGAACACGAAATTTCAATAGATTCTGGGTGGGTTACCAAAATAAATGGAATAATTAGAGCATTACAAACTTAATAAAAATACTATATGACACCTATTATAAAATTAAGACCAAGACGAATATCTTGTAAGGTTCTACAAAGTGATTATAATACTGGATTTATTTATAGATATTTTGCTAAAAATAGAGTTTCTTTAGAAATAATAGAGACTGATCAAGAATCATATAACAAAATTATAAAAAAAGATCCAATGTATCGTTATGAAGATACTATTGTGGTAGCAATTTATTGGAAATTGACCGGACCATATCGGGACACTAAAATTGGAAATAAAATTTATTATGGAGTCTATGATACAAATTACAGATCCGTAATGAAGGCAGAACAAACTATGCCTGGAATAAAGAATTATTTAGGAAATCTTACACAATTCTCAAAAATATCAACAACAGAAAATGGGAGTGTAAATATTTCAAAAATTTCTCCAAATTCGACTCTTTGATTTGGTTATAATGTAATTTATATTTATATTTGTAACTATGAAAGTTACAATTGTAGAAACCTCCGAAGAATTAATAGAATTATCTAAATTAAGTGAAACAACACAATTTGTGGTTGTTCCGCTGTTTCAAGAATATGTACATCCAGTAATATCTGATCCAGTAGTGGTTTTTTTAAAGCCAATAGAGCTTGATGATGTTTATGTTATAGGTATCTCTCATTCAGAGTGCTTATCGCCAAAATTTGACTTTGAAAATATAAGAAATTCTTTCGTATATAACAAAAAATATTTTAATTTATCAAATAGTATAGATATTGATAGCATATACTATATTCAAAATATTGATTATGATGATGACTTTATAAAAAATATTAATGATATACGAATATATCCAATCTACAAATTAATTGATTCGGTTTCACCTCTTTTAAAGGTGTTTTCTATAGAATGTAGTAAATATGATCAATTACTAATAGAACAAGAAAAACCAATTAAATTTTTAAATCAAGTTACCATTCCAACGCTCGCTCAGATGGAGAGCTATGGAATTCGGGTTTCTCCAACATTTGCACACCAAAATTTAATTATAAATGGATTGGTATTTTCACAGTATAATCATTTGACAGTTACTGGGCGACCTTCTAATAGATACGGTGGAGTTAATTTCAGCGCTTTGAATAAAAGCGATAGTTCAAGAACTCCATTTATATCACGATATGACAATGGATCTTTATTTTTGCTTGATTATGACAGTTATCATCTAAGATTGATTGCAAAATTAATAAATTATGATCTTCCAAAGGATAGTGTACATACTTACTTTGCAAAACAGTATTTTCAAACTGACAATATTACCGAAGAAATGTATGAAGAGAGTAAAAAAATATCTTTTCGTATGTTATATGGTGGAATTCTTGCCGAGTATAAACATGTAAAGTTTTTTCAAGAAATACAAACATTATTAGACAATTTATGGGAAAGCCATCAGTCTGTTGGATATGTTCCAAGTATAATTTCTGGAATAAAAATTACCGCTGACAGTAAAACAAAACTATTTAACTATATCATACAAAACTATGAAACCGAGCAGAATATGCTTGTATTACGAAAAATACTGATAGCAACAAAATCGTTTAAATCGGTGCCAGTTTTATATACTTATGATTCATTATTATTTGATGTAGATAGTGGTGAGTCAACTGCATATATTGAACTTGTGAAAGATATAATGGAAATGGAGGGTACATTTCCGGTAAAAATTAGTTGTGGTAAAAATTATGGCGATATGCAAAAAATGTGATTTTACTCTAAATTTCATATATTTATATGAGATATGGAAAAAACACAGCTACTCTGCACCTTCGCTACTTTAGATAATCTTAGTACAACATTGCAACTCATTATAGAAACATATGGTTCAGTATCTCAGATTTTTGTATTACAAAATACTGATGACGAGAATGAGGTATATTGCACTTATAATGTTGAAGCTCGGGAATTGAAAGAAAAGCATTTTTTAAAAAATACTATTTCAGTTCATCGTAATAAATCTACAAATACTTTATATACTATAAATGCTATTAATCAAGTAGTATTTCTTCTCAATAATGGGGTTAAAGATACTTCATTTACAATAGATTGGACTAAATTCAGAAATTCTATTTTGGTGACCAATGAAAACGGGTTACGTAGAATTAATACTAGAATTTATAAAATACAACACTGATCAAAAAAATATTAAAATAATTTTTTTATTTCAAGTACTTTTTGTATATTTGAAGTGTAAAATAATTTAATTAAGATATAACAGAAAGAAAGAATAAGTTACATGGATATAAATAAGATAAGAGAACAGCTAGGTAAATTCAAGTCATCTTCCTCATCATCAAACATTTTATGGAAACCGCAATCTGGAAAAAGTCAAATTAGAATTGTAGAATACAAATATGATAAATCAAATCCATTTGTTCAGATGTTTTTCTACTTTGATATTTTTTCAAAACCCATATTGTCTCCGCTGAGCTACGGTGAGCCAGATCCAATTGATGAATTCGCATCAAAATTGTATAGAACTGGTTCTGAGAAAGATAAAGAACTTGCCAAAAAACTTCGCCCCAAGGTTCAATTTCTAGTTCCTATTGTAGTTCGTGGTCAAGAATCTGAGGGAGTAAAAGTATGGTCATTCGGACCCCAAGTTGCTAATGAGCTAAAAAACATCATAGAAGATCCCGATTATGGTGATATTACCGATGTTATGAAGGGACATGATATTACCATTGAAAAACTTACTCCAAAAGAGGCGGGAAATCAGTTTGGTAAGACTGGAATTCGTGCGAAACCAAATAAAACCCCACTTCATACCGACGCTTCTGTAGTTCAAAAACTTCTTGAAGATCAGCCAAATATTTCGGAGGTATTCACCAAATATACCTATGAAGAACTTAAAGATATGTTAAAATCATATCTTAATCCCACACCAAAAACCGATTCTGACGCTCAGGTAGATGAACTATTTCCGAACCCAGAGCCCGCAAGTGCTACACTACAGAAAAGTAGCAGAGTCGCAAATGTTCAAGAAGCATTTGATGACATTTTCGATAAAATATAATATCAGTTATTTATTTGGGGGGAGGAATCTCCCCAATTTTTTAAATATTTTTAATATTGGATATATAATATGGCGAAGAAGAAAACAGAAATATTGGATGCTAATGTTGCTTCCGATGAACTAGCATCAGTATTAGTTGATAGTTTAAATAAAAAATTCAAAGATTATAAAGTAGCATATTTTTTAACTGATGATGCTCCAACAAATGTAACTGAGTGGGTTAAAACTGGAAGCTCTATTCTTGACTTGATAATTAGTAATCGTAAGCATGGTGGAGTTCCTGTTGGTAGAATAACAGAAATAACTGGCCTTGAGGCCAGTGGAAAAAGTCTGTTAGCCGCTCATTTATTAGCCGATACTCAAAAAAAGGGTGGTGTAGCAGTTTATATTGACACTGAAAGTGCTGTAAGTCAAGAATTTTTACAGGCGATCGGTGTTGACATCAGTAAGTTAGTTTATGTTCAACTTCAATTGATTGAAGATGTATTTGAGGCTGTAGAAAGTATAATTGAAAAAATACGAACTTCAAGTAGAGACAGATTAGTTACTATTGTAGTTGATAGTGTGGCAGCGGCTTCTACAAGAGTTGAAATAGAGTCTGACTATACAAAAGATGGTTGGGCTACGACTAAGGCTATTGTAATGGGCAAGGCTATGAGAAAAGTGAACGATATGATCGCTCGCCAACGAATTGCTCTTGTATTTACAAATCAGCTAAGAGATAAACTTGGAGCCTCATTCGGGGATCTGTATACATCAAGTGGTGGTCGTGCACTTCCATTTCACGCATCGGTTAGAGTTCGTTTAAAAGGTATTGGTCAGATAAAAGCTGGAGATGATACCGTCGGGATCAAATGTAGAGCACTTGTAATAAAAAATCGTATGGGACCCCCACTTAGAACAGCAGACTACGATATGTTCTTTTCGTCTGGTATAGATGATTATGGTGGATGGCTTACCGTATTGAAAAACCACGAAATGGTATCTCAATCCGGTGCTTGGTATACAATAACTGATCACAATGGAGAAGATAGAAAGTTTCAAGCTAAAAATTGGATTTCTATGTTAGAAGATGATGATGAATTTAGAGAATATATCTATGATAAAATTGCGGATACTGTGATTATGAAATATAGAACGATTGACAAGTTAGAACTAGACGATTTAGATATTGAGACTATGAAAGAGGGTGAGGAATTTGAATAGTCACTATCTAAGTCTAAATTTCAATCCAAAGGACATTTAGAATTATTAACAAAGATACAACAACTCGGATATGAGGTATTCTCAGAATATTTTATTTGTAGTCGTCCATATGATATTTTTGTTAAAGAATTAAATCTTGTTATAGAATTCAATGGAACATTTTGGCATAGAGATCCCAGATTTTATACGTTAACAGAAGATGTTCAAAGAATTTATGACAGAGATTTGTGTAAAAAAGACTTAGCATTAAAAAACAATTTTAATTTTAAAACTGTTTGGCAACATGATTGGGAAACTTTAAATAAAGATGAAATAATCAGAAAGTTATTAAATGAATAATACGTATTTAAAAATATTTGAGGAAATGGATAAGGAAAGAGAGGAGTCCGTTCATATGAGCATAAATAGTAGAATGCTCATAGTGGACGGACTTTGACTAAATACTTTCATTCGCTCTTTCAGCATGGATCCATCAATGAATGATAATGGTGTTCACGTTGGCGGTATTACCGGATTCTTAAAATCGGTGGGATTTGCTATAAAAGTACTAAAACCCACCCGGGTAATTTTAGTATTTGATGGTAAGGGTGGAAGCCAGCGTAGAAGAAAATTGTATCCAGATTACAAAGGTAAACGAAAAGTCGCTCAAAGATATAATAGAGCAGTGCATATTTCAAATCAAGCGGATGAACGGGAGAGTATGAAAATGCAGTTGGGTAGACTTATTCAATATCTAGAAACTCTACCAATGAAAATTATAATAATTGATAACATTGAAGCTGATGATGTTATTGCTCATGTAGTTACAAATCCGCTTGGCAATGAACAAAATATGTATTATATTATGAGTACGGATAAAGATTTTTATCAATTAGTTTCGGATAATGTTCACGTTTGGTCTCCGACGAAGAAAAAGTTGTATACACCTGAACTTTTGTTAGAGGAGTATGGAATAACATCAAATAATTTTATAATGTATAGAATATTAGATGGCGATGTATCTGATAATATTGATGGAGTAAAGGGAATAGGTATAAAAACGATTCATAAAAAACTTCCAATTTTATCGGAATCAACTGAAGTGACAATTGATAGTTTGCTTAGTTTTTGTAATGGAAAAGATGGAAAAGTATATGAATCTCTGTTAAATTCCGAGGATTTGTTAAGAAGAAACTTTCAATTGATGCAGTTAAAGAATGTAGATATTTCTGGAACATCAAAACTGAAAATAATTGACGCTATTCGTGATGAAGTTCCTCGGTTAAACAGATGGAATTTTGAAATGCTTGCCAGAGAAGATTATATTAATGGATCTTTTCCAAATTTAGAGCACTGGCTTAAGGAATGCTTTGATAAATTAAATTCATATGGAATAATGCATGCAAAATAATATAGATAGGATTTCACAGTATGGTTATAAATTTCAAATTAAATTAATATATTCATTATTAAACGATAATAAATTTTTAGAACAAATCGTAGAAGCTCTTGATACCAAATATTTTGAAAATGATTCATTTACTTGGTTAGTAGATACGATAAAGGCACACTTCAAAAAGTATAAAACTGCGCCGTCATTAGAAGCACTTGCTGTATATGTAAAAGAAATTTCAAATGATCTTTTACGAGACACAGTAAAAAATGCGTTACGAGATATGTTGCAGGACACCGATAACACCGATTTTATAAAAGACAAAACTATTGAATTTTGCCAGGATCAGGCTCTTAAAAATGCAATATTTGATGCTGTCGGATTATATCAAAGTGGAAAACGAATTGAAGTTCGCCATTTGATAGACAACGCTTTAAAAGTTGGTATAGATAGTAATATTGGACACGATTATTTAGAAATGTTTGCTCAAAGAATTGAGCAATCGGCTAGATTAACTGTGTCAACTGGATGGAGAGTTATAGATAATATAACCGGTGGTGGGTTGGGGCCCGGAGAATTGGGTGTTGTAGTTGCTCCTTCTGGCGTTGGTAAAAGTTGGAATTTAGTTAGTATGGCTGCTTCTGCTGTAAAACGAGGACTCAATGTTGTATACTACACGATGGAGTTGAGTGAGGCATATACTGGACTGAGATTTGATAGTCATTTTACTGGAATAGATTCTTCAAATATTCAATATCATCAAGATGAAGTTTTACATTTGATGAGAACTATGCCGGGAACTCTTATAATTAAGTATTACCCGACTAAATTTGCTACGGTTCAGACTTTACGTAGTCATATTGAAAAAATGAAAATTATACGTGGATATACACCAGATGTTATATTCGTTGATTATGCGGATTTATTAATTGGCGTTGGGACCGAGAAAAGATTTGTTTTGGAGAATATTTATGAGGAGTTAAGAGGACTTGCGGGCGAGTTGCAGGTACCGCTGTGGACGGCTAGCCAGGCAAATCGTTGTCATGTTTTAACTGACAAAGTTATCACTGTAAATGGTGAAACCGAGATTGGAAATATTAAAGTTGGTGACGAGGTTTTGACTCATAAAGGATATAGAAAAGTAACTGAAGTATTTCCAGTACAATCTCAGGCTGTGTATAAAATTAAATTAAAATCTGGAAAGGAAATAACAATTTCTTCAAATCATGAATTGCCAACTTTATATGGTAAACTAAAATCCATAGAAACTGGACTTACTGTTGGTGACAAACTTTTTACAAAAAAATAGGAATATTAATGAAATTACACGATTTAAATATATCAGATTTTGAAATGGATGAAATTGTATCTATTGAATTGGTAGGCGAGCGTGATACTGTTGATATTACGGTTGATGATACTCATATGTTTTTTGCTAATGGAGTGTATTCTCATAACTCTTCATTGGAAAATGATGTAATTGAAGCCGATAAAATTGCAGATGCATATTCAAAAATCATGGTGTCTGATTTTGTTATGAGTGTTTCTCGTAAAATAAATGATAAGGTTAGTAATACAGCCAGATTTCATATTATAAAAAATAGATTTGGTAAAGATGGTATGACATTTCCAGCCGATTTTAACGCTTCAATTGGATTAATTGATATCCATGAGGATACCAGTTCTCCAGGAAAAGAAGTAGTTCATAAAATGGAAAATGGAAATGAAGTTGTTCGTCAATTATTAAAGAGAAAATATGATGAATTAGAAGGTGATGGATTTGAATAATGGGATTTTTTGATTTTTCAGATTCTACAAATGAACAACTTTTTTTTGAGGAGTGCAAAACACCCGCGCAAACTCAATTATTTGGAGAAACTATTGAAAAATATCATAGTTATGTAAAATATGTAAACCCGCCACAACGTAGATTGAATTGGAATGTGTATGAAACAAAAAGCGGTAATCATGTGGGTGCTATAGGACTAAGCAGCTGCGTCCTTGCAATAGCAGCACGTGATTCTTGGATTGGGTGGGATAAGGATGATCGGATCAGTCATTCTAACAATGTCGCTAACAATTACCGCTTTTGTTTGATACAAAATAATATAACGATACCTAATGTGGGATCAATGACTCTTAAATTACTTCGTAAACATGGAAGGGTAAGATGGAAGGAAAAATATGGGGATGAATTAGTCTTATTAGAGACATTCGTCCAACCTAAAATAGAGGGTAACGATGAAAACCAAAGGAACGGAGCCGTATATTTAGCTGATAACTGGATACTAGTAGGGGAAACTATGGGGAACAGTATCAGCAAGGCTCCGTTACTTTTGTGGAAAAAAGAAGATAGTCCGAGAGGTGAATTAGCAAGAACTGATCCAGAAGCTGCTATAAAAAAATATGCAGTGGCAAGTGAAAGATTTCATATTACAACAAGTGAAAAGAAACTTGTTTTTGTTAAACCTTTGGTAAAAAATTGGAAAAAAATTTTAATAAAAAACTAATTTTATTAATAACCTGTTGTATATTTATATGACAATAGGTTATAACCGACCTTACAATCGCATTTTTAATTTAAATTTTGGAGAATAATATGACTTTATCTAATGAGATATTGTCGGGCATTACTGTCTACATGAAGTATGCTCGATACCTACCAGACCAATATAGACGAGAAACTTGGGAAGAAATTGTAACTAGAAACAAGGAAATGCATCTTAAAAAGTTTCCACACTTGGCAAGTGAAATTGAAGAAGCATACAAATATGTATATGATAAAAAGATATTACCGTCAATGAGAAGTTTGCAGTTTGCGGGAAAACCAATAGATGTAAACCCAACAAGGCTATATAATTGTTCATTCCTTCCAATAGATGATTGGAGAGCATTTTCTGAAGTAATTTTTTTACTTTTGGGAGGTACTGGAGTGGGATATAGTGTACAATTTCATCATATTGATAAATTACCAGAAATACGAAAACCTATTAAAACAAAACGATATTTAATAGGAGATTCTATAGAAGGTTGGGCAGATGCAATTAGAGTTTTAACGAAATCGTATTTTACAGGAAGCCCAAAGCCAATTTTTGATTTTAGAGACATTAGGCCAAAAGGGTCATTGTTAATTACGTCTGGGGGGAAGGCACCGGGTGCAGAACCTCTAAAAGAATGTTTATTTCAGATAGAAAAAATATTAGATCGTAAAGAAAATGGTCAAAAATTAACTCCTTTTGAAGCACATTTGATTTTGTGTCACGAAGCAGACGCAGTTTTGGCAGGTGGAATTCGTAGAGCAGCAATGATATCTTTATTTTCATTTGATGATGATGAGATGCTGACTTGTAAATTCGGTAATTGGTGGGAAACATATCCTGAATTAGCAAGAAGCAATAATACAACAGTAATTGACAGGAATCGTATAGAAAAGTCAGAATTTTTTGAATTGTGGGAGAAAATAAAAGCATCTCGTTCTGGTGAACCAGGATTCTTTTTTACAAACGATACCGAATATGGATTTAATCCATGTGTCGAAGCAAGTCTAAGAGCATTTACATTTTGCAATTTAGTTACACTTAATGGTATGTCTATAAAAGATCAAGATACTTTTAATAAGTATTGTAAAGCAGCGTCATTTATAGCAACTTTACAGGCTAGCTATACAGATTTTCATTATCTACGAGATATTTGGAAAAAATCAACTGAAAAAGATGCATTAATTGGTGTATCTATAACCGGAATATCATCTTTTGATTTTACTAAATTAGATGTTAAATTAGCCGCTAAAATTGTTACTGATGAAAATGAACGAGTAGCTAAAATTATTGGTATAAATAAAGCATCTCGTACTACCCTAATAAAACCGGAGGGAACTACTAGTTTAGTACTTGGTACAAGTTCTGGAATACATCCTTGGCATAGTAAATATTATTTACGTAGAATACGGGTTGGAAAAAATGAAGCCATATATACATATTTATCACAAAATCATCCAGAATTGCTAGAAGATGATTTTTTTAAGCCAAATATACAATCAATTATAACTGTACCACAGATGGCTCCAGAGGGTGCTGTTTTGCGAAAAGATGAGAGTGCTATTTCATTATTGAATAAAGTTAAATATTTTCACACAAACTGGATTAAACCTGGTCATAGAAAAGGTGCGAATACTAACAATGTGAGCGCAACTATTACTATAAAAGACAATGAATGGGATGAAACTGGTGAATGGTTGTGGAATAATAAAAATTCCTATACAGCACTATCATTTCTACCATACGACGATCATACATATGTACAGGCTCCTTTTGAAGATATCACTAAGGAAAAATATGATGAGCTAATATCACACTTACGAAATGTGGACTTATCTAAAATTGTTGAATATGACGATCAAACATTGCTTCAGACAGAATTGGCTTGTGCTGGCGGTGCATGTGAGATTCGTTAGGAGTCTTATGGTAGAAGTTAATACAAAATCATTTACTCGGGAGGTACTTCATTGTACCTCCCCAGTTATTGTCTATTTTTGTGTGGGATGGTATATTCCATGCAAAGTAATGAATGATGTCGTATCTCAAATTCAAGAACAACATCAGAATATAAAATTTTGTAAAGTAGATGCTGATCATAGCAAGGCTTTATTAAAAAGATATTCTATAAATTCAATTCCCACCGTTATGTTTGTCAACAACGGACAGGTTGTCAGCACTTTAAAAAGTATTTTCAGTAAAAAACTTATCATACAAGAAATAGAAAAATTAGGTTTTTAATACTTTTTTTCGTATATTTGTATATTAAATAATAGAAGGTTTTATGACGGATTTATCAAGTTTTTTTGAGACAGATTCGGATCACGAATCTAAAGTACAAGAATTTAAAGACAATTTAAATTTATTAAAAAGTATGTCGGTTGAAGAACATACTCTGTATAAGAAATGGCAGGACATTAATTTTAGATTTAGTGGACATGCTTCTAATTTACGTATAGTAAAAAATAAAATATGGAAACCATATGATATCTTTGATTATGAAAAAACTGTAGATCAAATTTCCAATATAGTTCCAAAAATAATTCTTGTTGATAATGATGATGATTTATTTACTTGGAATACTTTGCGTGATTTTACTCATAGCATGGGATTTGATGCTAATATTGGTAGAAACCTAAAATTTCTTATTTTGGATGTAACTTCCGAAAAATATCTTGGTATCCTAAATTTGGCTTCTGATGTAATATCTATAAAATCACGAGATGAGTGGATTGGGTGGACTTCAGAAGACAGGTTGGAAGGAAAACGATTGAATAATACTGCGATTGGAAGTTGTATACTTCCGACCCAACCATTCGGATATAATTTTCTCGGGGGAAAATTAATCGCAAGTATACTCACCTCACAACAAGTTCGTCATGCTTGGGAAGCTCGCTATAAAGATAGATTGGTGGGATTTACAACCACTAGTCTGTATGGTCCATATTCTATGTATAATGGAATTCCATATTGGAAGCCAGTTGGAAAGACCGCTGGTCGTGTTATAATAAAACCGGATGACGAAGCATATAGTTATATGCTACAATATATTAAAACTCATAGAAAAGAGGATCATGATAAATTATTAGATGCTGGAAATGCTATCGGTGTAACCAGTGGCTACAAACAGAGAGTAATAGCTCTAATATTCAACGAACTCGGTCTTAAAATATCCGACTATGAACATGGATATGAACGTGGAGTATATTTTGCCCCAATTTATGAAAACACAAAAGAGTTTTTATGTAGAAAAATTGATGAATCCGAATTATCATTAAAGTCAAATCATTTACCTGGCGGTTTTGGAGATGATATATATTCAATTTTTGACTGGTGGAAAGAAAAAGCACTAAATAGGTATCAAAAATTATTCTCAGAAAATAAATTGAAACCAGAAATATTATTTTATGATGAAATGATAGGAATGACTTGGCAGGAGGCTAAAGAAAAATACCTAGATCAGGTAGGCAGATAAATTTATGGAATTTTGGGATACGGGTTACTCTGAAAATAGTAGAAAAGCGTTAGTTATACCAAATATAACTAATTCTCAGAACATTGAAAAGGATAGTTTTGTAGATGTGATTTTCAATCATATAAATGCTTTAAAACAGTTTGGAGATTATTATTGGCATATAATTTTACCAAAGCCAGTAAGAAAACTAAATCTAGAGAACGTCAAACAGCACTTTGCTCCAATTTCTGGTGATATGATCTATATGAGAACATCATTTCCGAGAGAAATCATAAATTTGATGAAAAACATTGAATACGATGTGGTTTATTCGCATCTCCCCGATTGGTACATGGTTGCTAGATATACTGACAAAAAAATTGTTGGATATAGTCATTGGTGGGAGATGAAGTCATGCAATTCGGAAGATAGGAAGAATAGATCCCGGAATTTTGATGCTGAGATATTGGGTGTCTTGAAAATGGATACTTGTTTTCTTAACACCCAAGATCAAAAAAATCGTGTTATAAAAGAGGCAAGTCTTAAATTTAATGATCAGATATTACAACAATTGGATGAAAAACTTCAGGTTTGGAATTTGGGAGTTCCGCCAGATAAAATATTAAAAGATAGCGTAAGTAATAAAGAAAAAATTATAGTTTTCAATCATCGGGCCGCTGCTTATAAAGGTTATCCACGATTTTTAGAATTAATGCAGGAATATCGTACTAGAAGAGATGACTTTACTGTATGGGTACCTCAGTTACAAGAAGATCCTCCATTTAATTGGATTACTAACACTAAAGTGGATAAAGAGGAGTATTACAGAAGATTACAAATATGCTCTGTTGGTGTCCAAATGATTCAATCTAATTATGGATGGAGTGTATCTGCTACAGACTGTATGATGAATGGAACTCCAGTTATTTTTCAAGATAGTTTGTGCTATAGGGAAATAGATCCGTTTGGAATGTTTTTTAAGTATAAAAAAGACTTTTTTGATTTATTAGATAGTATGCTTGACGATCCCGTACACCGAAAAAGAATGGAATTGAGAAGTTTGTCACGAGCTGAAGAACTTTCTCAAAATGAAGCAAAAATGATACAAATTTTACACAAAAAGTTAGGAGATTGAGTGTACCAAGCAATTTTTTATGAAAATGAAAATAACAAAATCCATCTTTGGGATTCGGAAGAAGGCTACAGTTCTTTTAAGTATCGTAGATATGCTTATATAGAAAATGCTGCAGGAACTTTCAGATCTTTGAGTGGGAAAAAATTGAAAATGACCGGAAGATGGTCTAAAGAAGATGAAGAAGATGGTATTGTACATGAATATGACATATCTCCAGAAATGAGAGTTCTGGTTGATAAATATTTGGATAGTGACGAGATTTCTGACAACCATCAAGAAATAATCCTTGATATTGAGGTTTCAATGGAAGGTGGAAAACCAGACATTGACAGAGCTACAAATCCTATAACTGCTATTTCATTTTATTTAAGTAAGTCGGATTCTTATACGGCTATAATTCTGGATCCAAATAAAAAAATAAAATCGCACAAAAAAGATAATGTAAATGTAATTTCTGTTGGAAGTGAGGAAGATTTATTAAATAAATTTTTATTGCTTTACATTGAGGCTGCTCCGACGGTATTGACTGGATGGAATACAGATTATTTTGACGTTCCGTATCTATATCATAGACTTCAAAGAATTTTAGGGCCAGAAATGGCTGGGTGTTTAAGTCCGATAGGTATAGTAAAGTGGGTGGCTTACCGAGAAAGATATAGATTGGCTGGTGTTAACTGCTTGGATTACCTGGCGTTATATAAAAAGTTTACATTTTCCGAAGAGCCTACTTATAATTTGGATGCGATCGCTACAAAAGAATTGGGTTTTGGAAAGATAAAGTATGACGGATCTTTGGATTCTTTGTTTGAGAATGATATAGAGAAATTTCTGGAATACAACATAAATGACGTTAAATTAGTTAAATTATTGAATGATAAACTTAAATTTATTGATTTGGCTAAAAATATATGTCATAAAGGACATGTTCCGTATGAAGATGTGTATTATTCGTCTAAATTTCTGGAAGGTGCTATGTTAGTTTACATGAAAAAACTAAATTTAGTAGCCCCTCCGAACAATAACAGAACAAACAAAGTAAGCGAAGATAGGTTTGAAGGTGCTTATGTAAAAGAGCCAATTCCAGGAAGATATGAGTGGGTGTTTGATGCGGATATGCAATCTCTATACCCATCCATCATCATGTCGCTTAACATCTCACCGGAGACTAAGGTAGGAAAGGTTATCGGATGGAACCATGAGGAATTCTCACGAAATGTTGATAAAACGTACACATTACAACTTGGTGCTAAATCAAGTAAATTGACAACCGACGAATTAAAAGAAATTCTTTCAGAAAGTAAATTTGCTATAAGTACCACCGGAGTTTTGTATACAACTGATAAAAAGGGTATCATCCCAGCTATTCTTGAACAGTGGTTCGCAGAAAGAGTGGAATATAAAAATTTGATGAAGAAATATGGAGATGCTGGAGACACAAAGATGTATGAGTATTTCAAAGCTCGCCAGTATGTTCAGAAAGTTCTGCTAAACTCTTTATATGGAGTTTTAGGTCTTCCAGTATTTAGATTTTATGATTTGGATAATGCTACTTCAGTAACCGGATGTGGTCAGGAAGTTATCAAGTATGCTCAGAAAATATCAAATTATTATTATAATACTCAAATGGATACAAATGAAGATTATGTAATTTATACTGATACTGATAGTTTGTTTATGAGTGCTCTACCACTGATTAAATACCGACATCCAGATGTAAATTTGGAAAATGAAGCTGTAATGGCAATGCATGTTATAAATGTTGCTACCGAATTACAAAAGTTTGTAAATGATAGCTTTAATATTTTTGCAAAAAGATTCCTAAATATTTCTAAACATCAGTTTTATATAAAACAGGAAATGGTAGCTAAGTCCGGAATATTTCTTGGAAAGAAGAGATATGCTCTTAAAGCGATTAACGACAACGGTGTTGCTGTCAATAAATTAGAAGTAAAAGGTATTGACATTGTAAGAGCAGACTTCCCACCAGCGTTCAGGACGCTCCTGAAGGATCTTTTGAATGATATATTGGATGGCACAGAAAAAGATCATATTGATAAAAAGATTTTGGATTTTAAGAAAAAAATTCGTACATTAGGACTTCAAGATATTGCAAAACCTACGAGTGTTCAGGATGTTACAGCATACACCCTTGACACCACAAAGAGTAAATTTGCAGATTCTAGTTTCAATGGTTTCAAAAATTATAAAAAGGGATCGCCAGCGCATGTTAAGGCTGCTATTATGTATAACAATTTGTTAAAATATTATAACTTATTGGATAGGTTTGCAAAAATATCAGACGCAGATAAAATTCGGTGGGTTTATGTGACTCAAAATGAATTTGGTATAGATGCTCTTGCGTATCGTGGGTATGACGATCCAGATGAGATCATGAATTTTTTACATTCACATATCAATCATGAACACATGTTTGATTCTATATTTTTGAAGAAATTGGTTGATCTTTATTCTTCTCTCGGATGGTCGTTACCGTCTGAGAGACAAAAACATGCTGAAAACTTTTTCGCATTTTAATATGTGTGCTTTACGACCGTCAGGGTAGGCGCGCAAGCCCGCTGTGTATGATGGAATATGACGGCTAGATGCAGCAATGGTGCAAATCCACGGAAGCACACTTTTGTATTTTTTAAATAAAAAATGGAGGATAATATAGTGCACGGAGCTAAAAGAGAGTATTTTGATTGTCTTGGCGATCATGAGATGGTTGCTATTACAGCAAATGAAGATAAAGATTGGGGATTGATAGAACTAGCAATATGGTCGCGTGGAATGCACGGAACCGTTGGTAGTTGGAAGTATAGACTACGTCATATTTGGAAGATATTGACAACTGGAACACCATATTTAGATCAAGTAATTTTTGATGAAGCGGAATTTTTAAAATTTAAGAACTTTATTTCTAATATTTATGTGAAGGATACTCCTAATGGATAAAACAAAATTAAATCGGTTTATTTCTAAATATTACTTAAATGGTATGGTTGAGAGTGTAGTGTGGAAGAGCACAGACGATCTCTCAGTTAAATTTGTTGATGACACCAAAAGTTTGGTCGGAGAAGTTGTTTGTAGTAATGCAGCCTTTCCAGAAAGTGACTTCGGAGTAAATCAAACTTCAAAACTAAGATCCCTATTGGGAGTTTTGGGTGACAAAATTGAAATTGATGTAAATACTAAAGGTGGTGTTGCATCGTCTCTAAATATAGCTGATTCAAATGTTGAGGTTAACTATATGTTATCTGATATTTCAATTATACCAAAAGTTCCAGTTTTAAAATCACTTCCGCCCTGGAATCTAACTTTGAACGCAGAGGAAAAATTTATTGAAAATTTCGTAAAATCATGCAATGCTTTGAATGATGTGAAAGAATTCGCTGTAATTGCAAAAAACGAAAAGGTAGCCTTTGTGGTGGGACATTCAAATATTAATACAACTAAAGTATCTGTTACTATAGAACCGAAGTTGTATGATGACATGGCGGTCACATATTTTTCTACTAGTCAGCTAAAGGAAATTTTGACCGCTAATAAAGAAGCAAAAGTAGGTAAGATTGAAGTTAGCGACAAGGGACTCATGAGAGTTACTTTTGTAGTAGATGACTTCAAATCAACATATTATTTAGTATCAAAACAAGAAGTTAACGCATAGGAACAGTATGAATAATTCACATGGAATTTGGGCAGAGAAATACAGACCAACATCGTTGGGGACGTATATTGGTAATGATGATATAAAATATAAAGTAGAAAATATGATATTACACAATGATGTATCTCATTTGCTTTTGTATGGAAGTCCAGGAACTGGAAAGACATCATTGGCTAAAATAATTGCTAAGAATACCGATTGTGAATATTTGTATTTGAATCTATCCGATACTAACGGAATTGATACTGTCAGGGATGTAATCAAAGAATTCGCTAGCTCTGTCTCATTTAGCACCTATAAGTTAATTATCTGTGATGAGTTTGACGGAGCTACGCCGAATGCTCAGTCTGCTCTTAGAAATATAATGGAAACATACTCAAAAAATACCAGATTTATTTTAACATGTAATTATGTTGAAAGAGTTATAGAACCCATTCAGAGTAGATGTCAAGTATTTAATGTTAGACCCCCCTCAAAAAAAGAAGTAGCAGAAAAACTTGTATCTATTTTGGAAGCAGAATCTGTAAAATATGAAATACCAGATGTTGCCACTATAGTAGAGAGTTGCTATCCAGACATACGGAAGTGTATAAATTACACTCAACGGCAAGTTATGAATGGAACTCTTAATTTAGACAAACAGAGTTTAATCAATCAAGATTATAAGCTGAAAATGCTTGAATACTTAAAGACTGGAACTAAACCAGAGGCATTTAAAGGTATCCGACAACTATTGGCTAATAATCAGGTGAAAGATTTTTCCGATATGTATAGAACATTGTATGATAATGTTGATTCATATGCTACTGGAAAAGTTGCTACTGTTATTCTATTAATAGCTGAATATCAGTATATGGATAGTTTAGTAGTAGATAAAGAGATCAACGCTATGGCTCTCATAATAAAAATATTAGGAGAAATTAAAAAATGATGGAAACATTGATGCATACGATAGGAGTATGCCCGGATAGAATGAGTCATATAGATTTAATTGATGTATTTACAATATTTGGTTTTGTTGTTGCTTCTACTTGGTTATTTTTAAAATCGTATATAAGTATAGTATTTGAATTCATCAAATCAAAGTTCAAAAAATAAGGAATATAAAATGAAAAATAAAATACCAGAACCACAGATAAATTTGGATGTGGCATCCCTTCCAACAATGACTTGTATTCGTTGTGGAAATTTTACTTTTAACTCATCTTTCGTTATAAAGAAAATTTCGGCAATAATCTCTCCAACCGGAAAAGAAACTGCTGCTCCTATTCAGGTCTTTACATGTGTAGCATGCGGAACAATTCTCCCTCTCGGTGGTGAAGAAAGTCTTGACTTTATATCTGATCTAAAAAGTCAGCAACCAGCGCAAGAAGAACACGAACCACCAATTTTAAAACTGTATAAAGATTAATTTAGAGAATAGCATGCCAATTTTTGATTATAAGTGTGAAAAGTGCTTTCATAAAGAAGAAAAACTGTTTAAGACACATGCTGCCGTATTGAAAGAATATAGATGCAGTAAATGTGATGGATTTATGCTTCAACAAATTCCACGATCAAGTTTTGAGCTGAGAGGAAATGGATGGTATAAAGATGGGTACTCTACCAAGAGTACCCCTCCCCACCCGTGGAGAGTGATTAATGGCACAAAAAACAATTTTTGATCACTTAAAGCAGCTCACGGAACATAATAATAATTTGTATTATGATAATTTGTCCGGCGATGATAAAAAAACATATAATACTTATATGATAACTAGATTTTTGTCTATGAATGAAAATTGGATAGATTTCGTGAATTATATTCAACGGTTTTCATATTTATTATCGCCTTCTAATTTTCATAAGATGTACAACGATATATTACCAAAGCAAAAAATATTTCTAAAGTATATAAAATCTACACATGAAAAGAAATATAATAAAAGTGTAATTGAAATATTAAAAAAACATTACGAATTAAGCGAGTCACAGTGTGAGGAATATTACGACATATTCGTTAGTTCGCCTCAGTCAACTAAAGAATTGCTTTCTTTAGTAAAATCATATGGAGCTCAATCGGAAGATTACAAAAAGATTGAAAAAGACATTTTAAAAGGAGTGTAATATTATGGAATATAATGTCTTTGAAAAACAAAAGAAAAAAATAAGTAAGTTATTGAATAAGCTATACTCAATACAATCACATTTGCAAGTTTTAGGTAAGGTTGAAGAATCTCAACAAATATATAATTCATTTACATACGAAGTTATTCAAGCGAATACACGATTGTTAACAAGAGAAGGATTCACATTATCATCGGATGATATGAAATATTTTAATAGTATGTGGTCTTATTTAAAAGAGCATTATCCAAATTTATAAAGGAATTTTATGGCAAAAGTAAGTTATAGTCAGTATTCAGTATGGAAATCTTGTCCGCATAGATGGAAACTTGCTTATAAGGACGGGTTGTCTGAGTTTAGCGACAGTATACATACGCTATTTGGAACGGCAGTGCATTATGTATTACAAGAGTATCTTAAAGTTATGTATAACGTCAGCATAGTAGAAGCTGATAAATTGGACTTGTCTAATATGCTTTTAACAAAGATGAAAGAATTGTATGTTGAGAGCAAAAAAGACGAAGGTTTTAGTGAATATACTAGCAAAGAACAAATGGGCGAATTTTTTGAAGATGGTTTAAAAATAATTGAATTTTTCAAAAAAAATAGATCAGACTACTTCTCAAAAAAAGGGTATTCGCTGCTTGGAGTAGAAATTCCTCTTGAAATAAATATAACTGATAATATTAAATTTGTTGGATTTCTTGATGTGGTCATAAAAGACGAAATTTCCGGTGATATTTATATACATGATTTTAAAACATCTACTATGGGATGGAATGATCATGTAAAAAAGGATGAAGGAAAAACTTCTCAATTATTACTATACAAAAATTATTATTCTCAGCAATATAATGTTCCAGTTGACAAGATACACGTACAGTTTATAATATTGAAACGTAAACTTTATGAAAATACCACATTTCCACAAAAAAGATTTCAAAAGTTTGTGCCGGCTTCTGGCAAAGTTACGATGAAAAAAGTTATTGATAATTTTAATACTTTTATTAATGAATGTTATGACAATGATGGAAACTTTAAAGACACCGAACATAAGAAAAATCCATCAAAAAAGAATTGTCAATTTTGCGAATTCGCATCCAACCATTCTCTTTGTGATAAGGTGGCATGAACGAACTGAAGAAACTATCCTGCGGAATAAATTTGTCTACAATACTTGGAAAATCATATGAAAAAAATATAATTGATTTGATATCAATGATATGTGAAGATGCTATGACATTAAATGTGCGGCATATACACTTTGTGTTTTATCATGACAAATCTTCTGTTGATATTGATCTTGTCTCTTTTATGAGTCAATTAAATAAATGGAATAAATTTATTAAACTATGTGATATGACCGATTACAATTATAAAATAATATGGTTTTCCATTCTAACTAAAGATGAATTTCATTCCAGTTCAATAGGACGGACATATTATATACTAGATGATGTGTGTGAGTCATCGTTAACTTCCGCTCTTTTAAATTATTACACAAAAGTAAAACTACAATCTAAACTATTAAAAAATGGAAAATGATGAAAAAGTATGTTATTGGAGTTTTAGTATCTCAAGAATACAAAGACTTTTTAAAAATAAAAGAAACCATTTTTAATGCTAAAAAACAATTAAACGGATCTGTAGAAATTTGTCAAATTACTGAAAATAATATGTATCCACAAGTAAAAAAATTTGTTAATAGCATTGACATTCTTTATACCGATGTGCTAAGATATGACGAAGAGTTTAACATAAACTCGCATGATCAAAATGAGTATAAATTTTCTAAAAAATACCATCCAAAATACTTTCATATGAGAAACAGCAATTTTGTCTCGTATTGTGACGGAATTTTCGCTTTTACAACTAACACCGTAAATAAAAAAAGTGCAATTTATAACATTTTAAAATTGGCTGTGTCTAAAAAAATAAATTTAAAGATTTTCAAATGATATTTATTAGAACAAAATTAAAAACAATTTAAGGAAATAAAAATGTTACGAAACGGCTATCCTTGGAAACCAAAAACCGAGCGAAAAAAAATATTATTACTATCAGATGATGCTAGGTTGCCATCTGGAGTGGGTACTGTAAGTAGAGAACTTATTTTTGGAACTTGCCATCATTTCAACTTTGTTCAATTGGGGGCTGCATTAAATCATCCCGAATCCGGACGAAAAATTGACTTGAGTGAGGCTATAACAAAAGAACTCGGTGTAGAAGATGCAAGTGTATTTATATATCCATATTCTGGTTACGGCGATGAAAACATATTAAGATATTTATTAAGTGAAGAAAAACCTGACGCAATTGTACACTTTACCGATCCTAGACAATGGATTTGGTTGTATCAAATGGAAAGTGAAATACGGGAAACAACGCCAATATTTTATCTGTCAATTTGGGATGATCTTCCATATCCAATGTGGAATGCTCCATACTATGCATCATCAGATTTAATAATGTCAATTTCAAAGCAATCTTATGGAATCCACTGCAAAGTCTTAGAACAAGCTGGTGGTGAAGTTATTAAAAAGTAAATTACGGAGAATTTATGAAAAAAAGTTACACACCTTCCCCAGTTACAGTCACTTATGTTCCACATGGAATCAATGAAGATATTTTTTATCCAATACGAGTTACGGATAAGACTATATCATTACTACAAACTCAAAAAAACGATGCCGGTGAAGATATAAATGTAGAAATTGTAAAAAAAGATTCTGAATTAATTGAAGAACTAAAATTGAAATTATTTGGAAATGATATTCCAGAATTTGTAGTTTTATATGTCAATCGTAATATTAGAAGAAAACTTCCTGGAGATGTAGTATTGGCATATAAAGAATTTTGTGATAAATTATCGCCAGAGCAGTCAAAAAAATGTGCGTTAGTAATGCACACTCAACCAGTGGATGAGAGTGGAACAGATTTATTTGCTGTAGTCAATGCTCTTTGCCCCTACCGTGTAGTGTTTAGCACCGATAGATTAGATCCAAAATTTATGAACCTTGTATTTAATTTTTCTGATGTTGTTATTAATTTAGCAAGCAATGAAGGATTTGGACTCGGTACTTGTGAAGGTATGATGGCTGGAGTTCCTATTATTGTAAATGTAACTGGTGGATTGCAAGATCAGTGTGGATTTAAGTTAAATGGAAAATATCTTACTACCGAAGACTATCTTGAAATTCAAACTTTGCATGATAGAGATATTTGGGAAAATAATCCAGATTTAACTTGGGGTGAATGGGCATTTCCAGTATGGCCCAGCAATCGTAGTTTACAAGGGTCTCCATTAACTCCATATATTTTTGATGATAGACCTTCTTATAAAGAAGCTGCTCAGAAAATATTTGAAGTATACGAACTTGATAAAGAAGAGCGTCAAAGGCGTGGATTACTTGCAAGAGAATTTTGTTTAGATAAAGAAATTGGTATGTCTGCTAATGAGATGTGTCGTAGGTTTATCAATGATATTGATTCTTGTTTGAGTTCGTGGAAACCAAGACCAAAATTTGGCTTATATAAACGTTAAAAAGTTGTTGATTAACAATAAATTTTAATATTTATTTACATGAATGAATTGCCAATAAAATTTAACAAAACATTAAATCCTAAATTATGGGAGAATCATAATTTAAAGCCCGAAGTTAGTAAAGCACTTTTAAAGATTGCAAATGAATTTGTAAACTTTTTAAAAGTAGATGTTACACCAGTAGATATTGTTTTATTGGGAAGTAATACGAATTACAACTATACTGAATATAGTGATATTGATGTACACATCATATTAAATTATGAAGAGGTTGGCAATGATTTTGATTTGGTAAAAGAATATTTCAACTCAAAAAAATATATTTGGAATATGGAGCACGATATTCTAATAAAAGGATATGAAGTTGAGCTGTATGTTCAGGATGTGGATGAAGAAAATGCAAGCACATCTATCTATTCTCTGTTGAACAGAAAATGGATTAAAACTCCTAAAATGGATAAACAGTCAATAGATAAACACGAGGTTATGACAAAGTCTTCCGATTTTATTCAACGGATTGAGATGTCTAAAGGAGATTTAGAATCTTTAAACGATTTGAAAGATAAAATAAAAAAGATGCGTAAAAGTGGACTTAGCAAATCTGGAGAATATAGCATTGAAAATCTAGTATTTAAAACACTTAGAAATGGTGGATATATTAAAAAATTGATGGGCTATGCTAAGGAAATTTACGATAAAAAGTTGTCTTTAAAAGAATTGAATTAGTTTTAATAAATAATAATCAAGAGGTTATAATGAGTAAACCGTTACTGGTACTATCAGCACCTATAACTACGAGGTCAGGCTATGGGGAACACTCACGTGATGTGTTCGCGTCTCTATTGGACATGAATAAATTTGACATTTTAATACTTAGCCAACGATGGGGAAATACATCACAAAATGCTTTGGATGATAAAATTCCATTACATCAAGAAATAAAAAAACGTATTTGGATGAATCCAACTTCATTGCCGAAAATTCCCGATATTTGGATACAAGTAACTGTGCCAAATGAATTTCAAAAAGTGGGTAAATATAACATAGGTATTACTGCTGGCATAGAAACGACCTTGTGTTCACCCGAATGGATTCGGGGAATGAATAATATGGATTTAGTTATAGTACCTTCAAAATTTTCTAAACAAGTTTTTGAGCAAACACAATATGATATTTTAGATGAAAACACGCAGCAGAAAAAAGGTGATTTAAAATGCAATGTTCCAATTGAGGTTATATTTGAAGGGGCTGATTTGAGCGTTTATTTTGAAACCAATAATATACCATCTACAATAAGACGTGAATTAAACGATATTAAAGAAGATTTTGCGTTTCTTTTTGTCGGACATTGGCTAACCGGGGCTCTTGGACATGATAGAAAAGATGTTGGTATGTTAGTAAAAGTATTTTTAGAGACTTTTAAACGTGAAGAAAATCCTCCTGCTCTTATACTAAAAACTAGCAGTGCTACATTTAGTGTAATAGATAGAGAGGAGATTTTATTTAAGATAGATCAAATTAAATCAACTGTAGAACCAGATAAGAGTATGCCAAATGTATATGTACTTCATGGCGAATTAACTTCCGAAGAAATGAATGGATTATACAATCACTCTAAAGTTAAGGCACATGTGTCTTTTACTAAGGGTGAGGGATTTGGTAGACCTTTGCTTGAGGCTAGTTTAAGCGGAAAACCAGTCATCGTGTCTAATTGGAGTGGACACACCGATTTCTTACATAAAGATCATGTACTGTTAATAGGAGGTGAACTACAAAATGTACATGAAACCGCAGTCTGGGATAAAGTTATTCTCAAGGAAAGTATGTGGTTCTACATTGATTATAATCAAGCTGCTAATGCAATGTATAGTGTCTTCAAAGATTATAGGGGCGCTAAACATATGTGTGGTCCTCAAAAGGATTTCGCAAAACAATTTAGTTTGAATAATATGCACAAAGAATTCAAACGAGTATTTGATACTCAAATACCAGAATTTCCATCAGAAATCAAATTACAATTACCCAAATTAAAGAAAATTGAACTTCCAATGAAAGATAAAGATGCAAAAGTGTCCTAAGTGTGAAAAAGAAGAGTGTTACGTCGAAACACAAAATGATGTAGTATCATATGTTTGCTTCTCATGTGGGTATTATACAAAAAGTACTAATACAATAAAAAATTTACAATTTCAATCTGAATTGATAATGATGGATGCTGATATGAAAAAAATGGTTTGGCGTTGTCCGAAAGATTTATTATATTGGTACCCAATAACTTTTCAAATTCCGGGAGAAGGTGTTTTATATCCAGAAGGCGATGTCAACAATTTACATTGGGTTTATATGCCAATGATTGGGTTGACAGAAAAAGAGCAACGTATGAACCCAGGTATGAAAGAAAAGCCTGATATATATCGTAAAAAAATATATACATCGGAAAATCTTAAAGAAGCATTAAAATTATTAAAGGTTATAGAGTGATTAGTTACGCAATTACGGTAAAAGATGAACTACTAGAGCTAAGTGCTCTCGTAGACCTTTTAACTAAGCATATTAAAGATACAGATGAGATTGTTGTTGTACAAGATATTACATTTAATGATCCCAAAATTTCGGAATATCTAAAAGCACATCCACATGTGAAAAGCTATGGATTTGAGTTTAATAATAATTTTGCTATATTGAAAAATTTCATGACTAGCAAATGTAAAAATGAGTGGATTTTTAATATAGATGCAGATGAATTACCTCATGAAGTGTTATTAATCAATATTCATGAAATTTTATCTAACAATCCAGATGTAGATGCTATTTGGGTTCCGAGAATTAATATAGTGAATGGAATTACAGATGAACATATTAAAAAGTGGGGATGGTCAATAAATGAAAAAGGTTGGATAAATTGGCCATATGATGCTCAATGCAGAATTTACAAAAATTCAAGAGATATTTATTGGCACAAACCTGTTCACGAACAATTAGCAGGATCTTTAAAAAAAATAAGTAAACTTCCTGATGAGGAAGAGCTGAGTTTATATCACATCAAAGATATTGATCGCCAAGAAAAACAAAATAATTATTATTCTACTATTATTTAATAACTAAGGACACGTATTTATGGAAAAGGTTTTAATCACCGGCGGAGCTGGATATATAGGATCACAATTAACCGAAGAACTTCTTAAATTAGGACATGAGGTCTTGGTTTACGATAATTTAATGTATAAACAAACGTCACTTCTACACTTATTCAAATATAAAAATTTTCAATTTAAGCAGATTGATGTAACTCATACAGATGATTTGCTTAAGACAACCGCAGAATTCGCCCCAACTGTAATAATTCCACTTGCCGCTTTAGTAGGAATGCCAGCTTGTAGAAAAAATGAAAGTTTGGCTTGGGAAGTTAATTATCAGCACGTCGTTGATTTAATAAAACATTTTAATTCGTGTAAAATTATTTTACCAAATACAAATAGTCAATATGGAACATCTACTGATATTGTTACAGAAGACTCTCCAACAAATCCTCTCAGTTTATATTCTAAAACAAAGTGTGATGCAGAAGAGTATATGCTACGTGAATCAGATGGTATTTCATTAAGACTTGCTACTGTATTTGGATCATCTCCTCGTATGAGACTTGATCTGCTTGTAAACGACTTTGTTTATAGAGCAAAGAGAGACAAGTTCCTAGTTTTATTTGAATCCAACTTCGTAAGAAACTATATTCATGTTATGGATGTGGTTAAGGCATTTATCTTAATGATAGACAAATATGACGAACTTAAGGGAAATGTGTATAATGTAGGACTATCAACTGCAAATTTGACAAAATTACAATTGGCTGAAAAAATAAAAGAATATGTTCCTGATTTAGTTATTAAAGTTGATGATTTCGCTCAAGACGCCGACAAACGCAATTATATTGTAAGTAATGCAAAATTAGAAGCAACTGGATGGTCGCCTGATTATTCAATAGATCGTGGCATCGTAGAACTTTTACAATCATTTGACGTATTTGACACCGTGTTAAATAGGAATTTTACTAATTTATGAAAATTTTATTTTTAACAGAGAAATGGACAGACTGTGATCCAAAATTTACTTTGTCGTCACATTATCAGAACTTATTCTATTCTTTATCTGGGGTATCAGCTGAAAATGAACTTCTCTATATTCATTATGATGAAATTTATTATAATACTGGAAAGCATTTTGATGAATGGGCGGAAGATATAGTTAAACAGTATTCACCAGATTTGGTTTTATCTGCATTGGTTAATATGCCTGGAATAAGCCCGACTAAAAAAACTTTTAATATTATAAAAAATAGTGGAGCAAAAACGGTGGTATTTTGGCCAGACACTCATCCAGCACTATTAAATAAAATTACAGAATTATACGATTGTACAGATTTACATGTGTCTTGGGGCAATGAATCTGGACCAGCCATTAATAATAAACACATATGGATGTGGGCTCCACAAGATGATATCAATCTTTTTTATAAAGATACACAAGATATAGATATCAGTTTTATAGGAAGTCTTTGGCAGGGATATGGAAATTTTAGAATAAAATATATTGAATATCTATTACAAAATGGTATAAATGTATTTGTAAGTGGTGGATCTCGTGAGAACAAACTATCATTAGAAGATTATGCTAAATTTATACGCCAGAGTAAAATTGGATTAAATTTTTCGTATTCTCCGAATTTAGGTACTCCCCATCAATGTAAAGGAAGAGTGTTTGAAATAGTCGCTAGTAATTCTTTGTTATTTGAAAGCAAGAACGACAAGACTAGTTTACGATTTATTCCAAATGAACATTATATTGAATTTACGGATGAGAAGGATTTGCTTGATAAAACAAATTATTTTTTAAAGAATGATAAAGAAAGAGATGAAATTGCTAATAATGCACATAAATTTTATATGGAACATTATTCATCGTCAATATACTGGAAAACTATTTTTGAAACATTGGGGTTGATATGAATAAATTAGATGTATTATTTATATCACCCGGGAATGCCGCAAGTATTTATCAAAATTTGTATGAAATATATTCAGCTATAGAACCACCAACATGGGCATTATTATTAGCAGAATCATGCAGAAGTGTTGGGTATAGTGTTGATTTGATAGACATAAATGCAGAACAGATATCCAATGATATTGTAATAGAACGAATACAGAGACTTAATCCAAGATTAATATGTTTTGTCGTATATGGACAGAATGTTAATGCTGGAACAGTCAATATGAGTGGGGCAGTTTATACATCTAACTATATAAAAGCTAGTGGAATAACAACTCCAATAGCCTTTGTTGGGTCTCATGTACAGGCTTTACCGATAAAATGTTTAGAGGATGAGCCATCTATTGACATTGGATTTACAAATGAAGGTGTATATGCATTAAGAAATTTGCTGTCAACAAATATTAACTTAGATAAGTTGGATGATATCAGAGGTATTGTTTGGAGAAAAAACGGCAAAGTTGTATTAAATGTCGCTGAAAAAATAGTTCCAAATAGTAGAATGGATATAGATTTGCCTGGATATGCATGGGATTTGTTACCATATAAAGAAACTCCACTTGATCTATACAGATCTCCGATGTGGCATGCTGAATATAAATTTGAAAATAGATCTCCGTATGCAGCCATACAAACTTCTCTTGGATGTCAATTTGCATGTGAATTTTGCATGATTAATATTTTAAATAGAAATGACGAAGATGAAATAGGAGTTGCTGGAAATTATAGCACTATGAGACATTGGTCGCCAGAATTTATTATCAAACAATTTGATAAATTAGCGGAAATGGGGGTGTATACAATAAAAATTACAGATGAGATGTTTTTATTAAATAAAAAATACTATGTTCCTCTATGTGAACTACTGTCAACTCGTCAGTATGCTAGTAAATTGAGAATGTGGGCTTATTCTAGAATTGATACAGTTAGAAATCCGGAAACCTTAAAACTGATAAGAAATGCTGGAATACGTTGGTTAGCATTGGGAATAGAAAGTGCTGAAAAAACTATTAGATTGGAAGTATCAAAGGGCAGATTTGAAGACGTTGATATTCATAAAGTAATACAACAAATTCATGATGCTGATATTGAAGTTATGGCAAACTATATTTTTGGATTACCCGGTGATACAATGGAAAGTATGCGGAAAACTCTTGAACTGTCAAAGGAATTGTGTACTTTAGGCTGGAATGCTTATGCTGCCATGGCTTTACCGGGTAGTCAGTTATATAAGGGTGCTATATCAAAAGGTATAGAACTCCCAAAAACATATGAAGCATATTCGTTCCATGGATATGAAACACTGCCATTGCCAACAGACACCCTTTCTGCTGCTGAGATATTAAAATTTAGAGATGATGCATATGTTGAATATCATTCCCATGAGCCATTTTTAGCTAAACTTAAAAATAAATTTGGGCAATTTGCTAGCGACAATATAACCGAGATGCTTAAAGTAAAATTAAATCGCAAACTATTAAAACATTAATAGTCAATACATGAAAAAAAATAAATTGGTTACGATAATATTTCCATCCCGCGGAAGATTAGAATTGGTCAAACAGTTGCTAAATTCAATTGAAACTAATACATATGACAAATCACAAATTGATGTCATTTCAATATGCGATCAGGATGATATAGACACCATAAATTTATTTTATGAAATTTCACCAACGTTGTCATATGATTTTAAGTTTATTAGTAGAAGAAAACATGATATTTTGGATTTGCCAAACGATTATTATGATTTGGGTCTTAAATTAGCACAAGATTCTTATTTTTTGTGGATATTAGGAAACGATTGTGAAATCGTTACGGAAAATTGGGATTATATGTTACGACAATCATTAACGTATTCAATTCCAACAATTTATTCTGATATTGAAAATAATTCTAAATTTTATTATATAAAAATCAATGACGACACACATATTGGTGATAATGGTGAATTTCTAAATAAGTACGATGATAAAAGTTGTTGTTTTCCATTATTATCAATGAATTATTACTATTCATCTGGCGAATTTTATCCAAAGGAAATACCAACGTGGGGTGGAGATAGTTGTTTATATATATTGACAACTAAATCAAATAAATTTTCTATAATTGATGCTTGTGATATATTAAAAATAAATCATTACACTTATATTAATCAAAGAATTGAACAAGATGATATATCTAAAAGAATAGAACGAGAACATTTGGATCGTAAGGAGGAAGTTGATGGTAGTAAATACGATTGGTGGTCTTTGCCAGAAAATTTTACAAAAATATTAATGAAGAGGAAACATATTTTATGGGACGAATAACTAAGGATACTTTAATAGAATTTGAAGCTGATATAGCTAGCTGTTTTAATAATGGTATTATCAAAGCTCCAGTACATTTATATGATGGAAATGAAGATGAACTGATAGAAATATTCTCAAATGTTAAAGAAAATGATTGGGTATTTTGTACTTGGAGGTCGCATTATCAATGTTTGTTAAAGGGAGTTCCCGCCGATGTAGTTAAGCAAGATATTCTTGATGGTAAATCAATAACACTATGTTATCCAGATTATAAAGTATATTCTTCTGCTATTGTAACCGGAAACATTCCCATAGCTACTGGAACTGCTTTTGATATTAAACGAAAAGGAGCGGAAGATCATGTGTGGTGTTTTGTTGGAGACATGACTTCAGAAACCGGAACATTTTATGAAAATTGGAAATACGCCGTTCAACATGATTTGCCAATCACATATGTCATAGAAAACAATAATAGGTCAGTTTGTACAGATACATATTCTGTGTGGAATGGATCCCCGACATTTAAAAATGAAACTAGAAAAATAATTTATTACGAATATACATCTAAGTATCCTCACGCAGGTGCTGGAAAAAGAATTCAATTTTAAGGAGAAATATGAAATATTTTGATGAATTAAAAAGATCAATGAGTTGGTTAGGTGAAAAAGAGGATACTGTTTTTCTTGGACAGGCTGTTTCTTACGCAGGAACTGCAATGACAAATACATTAGTTGATGTTAACAAGTCAAAGTTAATAGAAATGCCTGTAAATGAAGACATGCAGATGGGAATTAGCATAGGAATGGTATTGAATGGCACAGTGCCAATTTCAATTTATCCTCGTTGGAATTTTTTGTTATTGGCCGCAAATCAAGTTGTTAATCATTTAGATAAATTAAAAATAATGTCCAATGGAAAGTATAATTCAAAGGTAATAATTAGAACATCAATCGGTTCTCAGAGACCTTTGCATCCACAACATCAACATATTGCCGACTTTACTGCTGGATTTAAAGCAATGTGTGATTGGGTGGATATTATAAAATTAGAGGAACCTTCACAAATTTTTGAAACTTACAAATATGCTTATGAAAGAACTGATAATAGACCAACTATTATAGTGGAATATGGAGATTATTATAATGAAAAATAGATTATATGCAAAAAGAAATGCTAAAGCAATGGTAAATTTTCATCACCCATTAATGGATGATAACATTGATAGAGATGATATTAGAAGTCTAACAGAATTTCTTAATCAAGACCCAATTCCAAAACTTACCAATGGTCAAAAAGTAGTGGAGTTTGAAAAACAGTGGTCGGAATGGTTAGGAGTAAAGCATAGCTTGTTTGTAAATTCAGGAGCATCTGCTAATGAATTGACAATGCTTGCATTAAAATATATGAATAATGATGAATATGGTGAAATAATATTACCACCATTGACTTGGATATCCGATGTATCCTCTGTATTGTTTGCCAATTTTAATCCAATTTTCTGTGACATCAATCTGAAGAATTTATCGTTTGATATGGATATGCTTAAAACACTTATTAATGAAAATACAGTAGCCATTTTCGTAACACATGTTCTCGGAATAAATGCTTTAACCGATGAACTATTGCAATTGTGTAATGACAATGGTATTGCTCTTATTGAAGATGTTTGTGAAAGTCATGGCGTAACATTTCGTGGTAAAAAGGTTGGATCATACGGATTTGCAAGTAATTTTAGTTTTTACTTTGCTCATCATATGTCTACGATTGAAGGTGGGATGATTTGCACTAATGACGATAAATTTTATCAAACTTGCAGAGCTCTTCGTTCGCACG